ATCAGATGAAACATTCTGCACAAAATAAGTATCATTATATGATAAGTTAAAATCGCTTGCTTTATAAATACCTTCTGTAAATACATTTTTAGCAAATGCAGTTGTTGAAATAAATGGATTAAATATTAATTCTATTAAAATTAATAATATACAAATATATTTTTTCATAGAATATCCTCCTTTCAAAGTTATTTTGTGTAATGGAAATTATAATATGCAACTTATATAGGAAGGGGAGCTAAGAAAATGCGTAGTACATCACGTATAGAATATAGGCAGAATGTACCTTTCATCATGACCTATATTCTCAATACTAAGAAATTGAAAGGAGAAATAAAATGAAACTTTACGAATTTAATAAACATGAATATTATGCTTTAATCTTAGCATTAAATGAGGAAGAAGCTTTAAAGGCTTATGAAGAAGAAATAGTTGGAGAAATTGAAGAAGATGAAATAGAATTGACTCCAGATATAATAACAGAAAAACAGGCATTAAAGAGATATAAAAAAGCACTTATAGAAAACTGTGAAACAGAGGAAGAAAAAGAAGAAGATTTTTATAAATCTATAAATAGTTTTAAGTACAGACAAGAGGAAGCTATTAAACAAAATATAGAATTATCAGAGAAATATCAAATTTTACTTATAGATGGAAGTTTACTATAGTCACAATCCTAAGAAAATGTGAAGTTGAAAGGAGAAAATATAATGAAGTTTTATGAATTTAATAAATTCGAATACTACGCTCTAATTCTAGCATCAAGCGAGGAGGATGCATTAGAAGGTTACAATGAAATACTTGCAGATCTAGAAGAAGAGAAAAGTAAATTGAAGCCTGATGTAATAACCGAAGAACAAGCATTAAAGAGATATAAAAAATCAGTAATAGAAAATTGTGAAACCGAAGAAGAAAAAGAAGAAGATTTTTGTATTTCGATAAAGAGCTTTAAATATAGAGAAGAAGAAGCTATTAAAAGAGGTATAGAATTATCCGAGAAATATCAAATTTTTCTTGTAGATGGAAGTTTACTATAGTCGCAGTCCTAAGAGAGTTTGTAGAAAATTAGAAGGAGGAAAATAAACTATGAAATTCAACGTAGCTTTAGATAAGGAACAAATGGACGAAATTGCAAGCATTACAGCAGATAAGGTTTTAGCAACCGTTAAATATAGTAGAAATAATGAAGAATGGTATGAAAGAGAAATAACTAGATTTAAATCAGAATTATCAAGAAGAGATAGCATGATAGTTGAAAGAGATTTAGTTATAGAAAGATTAAGAGCATCACTTTTAAAAACAAGGATTGAGCTAAAAGAGTTAAAAGTAAATAGTTCACAATCCTAAGATTGTTTGTAGAGAGGATGTAGAAGCGAGGTGAAATTATGAAAGGAAAGCAAGAAGACATATTTAGAACTCAAACTAGAAAAATACAGCAATGTAATTGTGGGCATATATCAGGTAAAAAAACAATTTTAGCTAATTTTTGCAGAGTTGGCATAACCACAGAATTTTTAGATAACGGAGTATTTAAAAACAATCATGAGCTTTGTATAGAAAATAATTTTTGTCCTCAATGCGGTAAAAAATATAAAGACCAATAGTGCAGAAAATGTGAAGGAGTGTAAGCAAGCATGAAAAATAAAGATAAAATTAAAAAAATAAATTCTGATGGACTAGCATTTATTTTGATGTGTCCTGGTGAATTTGATAATTCTTTTAACTCAAAAAATGCAGAGACATGTAAAAAAACTAATTGTACTGAGTGCATAAAGGAATGGTTAGAGAATGAATATACAGATGGCTTTGAATACCTTAAAGAAGATTAATTCACAATCCTAAGATAATGCGAAGTGAGGGGATGATTAATATAAATAGAACTATAGCTAAAATAAGAAGATATAAAGAGCTTAAAGCTGACATAATAGACACAGATATAAAGTTACAAGAATTAGAAGATGAAATGCTAGGGATAACAGGACAAGGAACAGAAGAAAGAACTGGCAAGACATATAAGATTACTTCTACAGTAGAGCAACAGGCAGACAAGTACATGGAAAAGAAAGAAGATCTAATTAGAAAAAGGTCTATAAAAGAACGAGAAGTAAAGCGTATAGAAAATGCTATAAGTGTATTAACAGAAGAAGAGCGAGAAGTAATAGAACTAGCACATATACACTTAAAAAAGTATTGGAAGATAGAGAATCAACTTCATAAAAGCTATAGTAGGCTTAAGCAAATAGAAAATGAAGCAGCTGAGAAAATGGAGAAGTACTTATCCTAGGAAGATTATAGAGAAACTATAGAAAATCTATAGGAAGTCTATAAGATTTCTTAAAATAGAAGGTTTATAATAGTATTATAGAAAAATATATTAGTAGCCTCCTTTTTCAAGTTTTATATAAAAAGCATTTATGGCTTAGGCTGTAGATGCTTTTTTAGTTTGAGGTAGTTTTTACATAAAGGAAGTGAGAACATGTTAAGTATCTATACAAGTTATAAATGTAATAGTTGCGGTAGAGAATTTGTATTACTATCAGAAGAAGTAGAGAAACAAAAGGGATACTTAGTGTGTCCTTATTGTTCAAGTAAGAGAGTTAAGAAAGAAACTATATCAGACAATTTAAAAGAATGTATGCAGGAAAGAAGTTATAAGAGAGTTAAAGGAGCCTTAAGGCAGAGATAGAAAGTGAGGTGGCATTATGGCCAGAATACAAACAGTAATAAATAAAGTATCTAAGGCATTAAAGACTAAAGGCTTGATGCCACTTATTAATCATGAACAGTTTTATGGAGATGAAGGTCAGCCTATTACAAAGTATATTATTCATTATGGTAGACCTAGAGGAAAAGAAAATGATGTTTATGATATAGTTTTTAACAAAGTAGACCTGTTAAAAGATTTAATAGAAATATTAAAGGCAGGTGATAACAATGGATAAGAAACTTACACCTAAGCAACAAGCATTTGCAGATTATTATATAGAAACTGGCAATGCTACAGAATCAGCAAGGAGAGCAGGATATAAAAAACCTAATGTACAAGGAAGTCAGAACTTAGAAAAACTTAGTATTAAATCATATATAGAAGAAAGAATGAAGGTTTTAGACGAAAAGCGAATAGCAAAAGGTGAAGAAGTCCTCCAGTATCTCACAAAAGTAATGCGAGGAGAAGAAAAGGACCAGTTTGGGTTAGATGCTTCACTCCAGGACAGAACAAAAGCAGCTGAACTATTAGGTAAGAGATATAGACTGTTTGTGGAAAAGGTAGAACAGGATGTAAATGCAAATATAAATTCTACCCAAAAGCTTGATTCTATACTTAATCAGTTAGGTAAGAAGAATGAGTAATGAAGAAAATAAAGAGCTTTACCCATTATCAGAAAAATACTTAGACTTTTTAGAACATAATGCACCAGTTGAGTTCTTGGAAGGTACAACAGCGGCAGGAAAGACTACAGTTGGTCTTGTTAAGTTTATGCTTAAAGTTGCCAAGTCAAATAAAAAAATGCATATAATAGCATCTAAGACAACAGGCGTAGCAGAAAAGAACTTAATCCAGAAAGAATATGGTATATGTGATGTATTTGGAGATTTAGTTAAGTATAACGGTAACGGTGATAAAGATAATAAAATACCACATATCAGATATCAAACACCTAATGGTGAAAAAATAATATATGTTTTAGGCTATGATAATAAAGATAAATGGAAAATGGCCCTAGGTTCTCAATTTGGATGCGTACTTATAGATGAAATTAATACAGCAGATATAGATTTTGTACGAGAGATATGTACAAGAAATGATTATCTTATGGCCACACTTAATCCAGATGATCCTAATTTGCCAGTATATAGTGAATTTATAAATTGCAGTAGACCTTTAGAAAAGTATAAAAAAGATGTACCAAGTGAAATACTTGAACAGCTAAATAGTGAAGAGAAGAAGAACTGGACTTACTGGTTCTTTTCTTTTTATGATAACGCATCTTTAAGTGAAGCTGATATTGAGAAGAAAAAGCTATCAGCTCCGAAAGGTACTAAGCTATATAAGAATAAGATATTAGGTTTAAGAGGAAGGGCAACAGGATTAATATTTTGCAATTTTGATAGAACTAGAAACTTAACAACTAAAGCTAAAATAAAGAAACAGATACAAGATAAAAAAATAAGATTTATACAATTTACAGCTGGGTTAGACACTTCTTATTCAAGTCAATCCAATGATACTATAGCAATGACTTTTATGGGAATTACAGCTGATAAAAAGTTATTTTATTTAAGCGAAGAAACCTACAACAATAAGGACAATAAAGAAAAGCCATTAGCTCCAAGTGATACAGCAGTAAAATTTGTTGAGTTTTTAGAGAAGAACAGAAAAGAATGGGGATTTGCTAGAGATGTCTTTGTTGATAGTGCAGACCAAGCAACTATTACTGAACTTAAGAAACTAAAAAGGCAAAAGCCTAATTTATATAACTTTATTAATTCATATAAGAAAGTAGAGATAATAGATAGAATTAACTTCTTATTAAGTTGGATGGGAAGTGATGAAACACAGGTATTCTATTATGTGGTTGATACTTGCAAAGAACATATAAGGGAGTTGGAAACTTATTCATGGAAAGAGAATAAAGATGAGCCAGAAGATGCTAATGACCATACGATTAACTCTTGTCAGTATGCATGGATACCTTTTAGAAAGATGATAGGAGATTATAAGGAGGAGTAAAAGTGGGGTGGTTTAAAGGGATGTTAACTAAAGCAGCAATTAAATATTTAAATGTTCAGCCAGCGATATCTAACCCTATAACTATACAAGAAGCTTACACTTATGAATCTAATTTAGTTAGAAATAAGCTATGGTATAGGGGGGAAGCTTATGAGTTAGAACAATTCTTTAAGAATATAAGCAGTGATCCAGTAAATAAAGCTAGATTTTGGAGTGCGGTACCAAGCGAGGACTTAAATATAAGAAAAATACACAGTGGTATGCCAGCAATGATAGCTGATAGATTAAGCGATATAGTAGTTTCTGATATAGATAGTATAGAAGTTACTGGAGATGAGTTTAATAACATATGGGAAGAAATAAGGAAAGATAATAAGTTTGATGATAATATAGGTGATATGATTGCTAGTACTTTAGTATCTGGTGATGGAGCTTTTAAAATATCTATTGATACAGATATATCTAAATACCCAATCATAGAGTTTTGTGAGGGTGATAAGGTAGAATATGTGACTAAAAGAGGAAGGTTACAGGAAATTAAATTCAATACTTACTATGCCAAGAAAAATAAACAATACAAATTAGTAGAGATTTATGGTATAGGATATGTTAACTATAAATTATATGATGATATGAATAATGAAGTACCACTAAATACTTTAGAGGAAACAGCAGAGTTACTGGACGTAACCTTTAGTGGTGATTTTATTATGTCAGTTCCTTTGATGTTTTTTAAATCTCCTAAGTGGGAAGGTAGAGGAAAGAGTATATTTGATAGTAAATCAGATTCATTTGATGCACTTGATGAAGTTATAAGTCAATGGATAGATGCAATTCGTGATGGTAGGGTACAAAAGTATATTCCAGAAGATTTAATACCTAAGAATCCTATTACAGGTGAATTGATAAAGCCTAATAGTTTTGACAATAAATTTATTAAGATAGGTTCAAGTCTTGCAGAAGATACAAGTAATCAAATAGATATGAAACAAGCAGATATTAATTATTTGGCTTATGTAGAGAGTTACGCTAATGCAGTTGATATGTGTCTACAAGGTATTATAAGTCCTTCTACATTAGGAATAGACCTTAAGAAAACGGATAATGCAGAAGCACAAAGAGAAAAGGAAAAGACTACTTTATACACTAGGAATAAGATGGTAGATATACTAACGGAGGTTATACCTCAATTAGTCAATATAGTACTCAAGACATATGATACAATGAATAGTAAAACACTAGGAGAATATGAGGTGGCAATAGTATTTGGTGAGTATGCTTCACCTAGCTTTGATGCAGTAGTAGAAACTGTTGGCAAAGCTAAAAGCTACGGAGTAATGTCTATAGAGCAATGTGTAGAAGAGATGTATGGAGATACATGGAGTGATGAAGATAAGGCTATAGAGGTCCAAAGAATAAAAGAACAAAATGGAATGATTGAAGCAGAAGAACCTAAAGTTGTTGACGAAGAAGATTTAAATAATCCGAATGATACAGAAAATGAGGATGATTTAGATGGACAAGAAGAATAAGCCTACTCAAATAGGAGAGATACTTAAAAATGTTACTAAAAAGTATGCACAAGATGAAGCTAAGAAGGAAAGAGATAAGTCTTATGACGTAAGAAAGATATTTGAACAGATGGAACTGGATCTAATATCTTCTATGCATAAGGCTTTTTATTTTCATCAAAGAGAAGAAGAAAAAGAAGGATTCCGTTTTGAGCAATGGCAGTTAGTTAAACTTAGAGAGATGGAGAAGTATAGAAAAAGGAATAAGGATATTCTAGGTGAGTATAAGGTTCCAATCGAGAAAGTAATCCAGGAAACATTGCAACAAAGTTTTGATAAAGGACAACAAAATGTTGAAACACATAAAGGTTATATTACTGGAGAGATAAAGTTTCCACAAGATGAGATAAAAGAAGAAGTTAAAAAATCAAATAATAGTGTATCAGAGCATCAAGAAATAGAGGGTGATGCATATAATAAAGCTACTGATATAGAAGAACTTCCTAAAGCACCAAGGGAAGAAGGTTTCTTTGATGTCAATGAGAAGAAACTTAAGGTTTTAATGGAATCAGTTAATAATGATTTAAATAAGGCTGAATATGCAGTCCTTAGAAAGATGGATGATGTATATAGGCAAACTATATTTAAAACTCATATGTATTTGCAAAATGGTGTTAAGACATTAAATCAAGCTATAGATATGTCTACTAAAGATTTCTTAGATAAGGGTATCAACTCTATACAGTATAAAAATGGTGCTAATGTTAATATAGCAAGTTATGCAGAAATGGCATTAAGAACAGCCAATCATAGAGCCATGCTTTTAGGAGAAGGCAGTAAGAGAGATGAATATGGTATACATTTAGTAGTTGTCAGTGCTCATGCTAATACTTGTCCTAAGTGTGAACCATGGCAAGGGAAAATACTTATAGATGATGTATTTAGTCATCCTAATAAAGAGTATATAGAGAAATATAGAGATAAGTATAAATTGGTAAGTGAAGCTATAGAAAAAGGACTACTACATCCTAATTGTAGACATTCCTTAATTACTTATTTTGAAGGAGTAACAAGAATTCCAACAGTTCCAGATGGCAAGGAAGCCATAAAAGTATACGAGGCAGAACAAAAGCAGAGAGCACTTGAAAGAAAAATTAGAAAGTGGAAAAGGTTTGAAGCTGGAACTTTAGATGAAGAAAACAAATTAATATCAAATAATAAAGTGAAGAAACTACAAAGCTCATTAAGAAAACATTTAAAGAATAATAAAGAACTTAGAAAAAAATATGATAGAGAAAAGGCTAGAGCAGGCTTAAATATTAATGATAGTAGTATAGAAGCAGAAGTATTGAAAGAAAAAGTTTTAAATGCTAAAATTAAAGAAATAAGGGAATATATAAGAAGCAAGCAGCCTTTAAAAATAGAGATAGGAAAACAAGGGAAACATATTTTGGGTCATAATAACTATATTGAAGGTAGAAGTTATTTAACTATATCTCTAGAAGAGGCTCAAGAGCTTATCAATAAATATGCTGGTACTGGTGAAATAAAGTTTACTTTAAAAGGTGAATGGGATAAAAAAGAAACTATTACTATAGATAAAGAAATTGGTGTTAATGTTAGTATGCTAGATGGTCTGGAAACAAAAACTAATAGTTTTAAAATCCATTATTCTAAAAAAGGAACACATATAGTTCCTAATTAAAGAGGTGATTTTATGTTTAATTTAGTAGATACCTTAAGAACTATAATGAAAACTCATAAACTTAATAATGAGCTTAGGTTGAAAGTAACTTCTATTGATGGAACTGTAGTTACCGGTCCTTATGGTGGTTTTACACAAGCGTTAGATAATGAGCCTGAAATAGCTAGTATTTCAATAACAAAACAAGGTTATGGAATAGAGATATATGAAAATGAAATAAAGTCTATAGAAGTAATATAGAGCATTTACTAAGTTAAAGAGTAGGTGCTTTTATATTGCTTAAAATTAAGGAGGAATAAATTATGAGGGAATTAAGTACTATTCAAAAAAGAGAAAAGTTAAATGTAGTAGTAGCTACGGATGAAAAAGGTAATGGAGGTGCTAATCATAGATATGCGGTTATTGCACATCAACCTAATGTTAATGGTGTTGTAAATATGGCAATAATACAATTTCAAGATGGGGCAAGAAAAGAAGAAGGTTCAACTCCAGGGGTTTTAGATACTGACTTATTAGAAATAGTAAGGGATAGATATAAGGCGTTCCAAGATGGACCATTTGCTAGTGAATATAATGCTAAAGCATTAGAGCATATTGAAATTGCTTTGATGTATGCTAACAGAAGAGTTGAAGATAGAATTGAAAGAAATGTTTTAGGAACTAATAATAAGTGATTTAAAGTCTTAGGAAACTAAGGCTTTTTATTATGCCCAAAACATGCTTAAGGTTTAAAACTATGCAAGGAGATAACAGCCGACAGGCTATAAATGGAGGTATTTATGTTTTTAGAAAATTTAAGAATGAGTAGATTAATGGAAGCTGATACAGGAGCCAATGGTGGAGCAGATACCGGTAAGGCAGACACCGCAGAAACTGGAGCAGATACACAAGAAACTACTCAAGAAGAAAAGACTTTTACACAAGCGGAGGTTGATAATCTTTTAAAAGAAAGGGTTGCTAGATTAAAGAAAGAGCAACCAAGCAAAGAGGAATTAAAAGCTTATAACGATTGGAAGGAAAGTCAAAAGACAGAAGAAGAGAAGAAAGATGAAGCTTTAACTAATGCTGAAAAGGCTAAGCTTGCAGCAGAAGAAAGAGCTTTATTAGCAGAAACAAAAGTAACTTGTTTATCTAAAGGAGTTATAGCAACATCTGTAGATGATGTAGTTACACTTGCTAAAGCTATGGTTACTGAGGAGGTGACTATAGAGCAGGCTATTGATAAGGTGCTAGAAAAGTATCCGAATTTCAAAGGAAAACAGCAACAAGAAGAGCAAAAAGGATTCATCAAAATTGGTGCAGAAAATCAAAGACAAAAAGAAAACTCAAATGATGCCCTAGCAAGAGCATTTGGAAATAAATAAAATTTAGGAGATGATTATTAATGGCAGTATATAGTTATGCTGAACAATTTGAAAGAGAATTACAACAAAAATATGCAAGGGAACAAACTTCAAATGATTTAGAAAATTCTAATCCACAAGTTAAGTTTATCAATGCACAAACTATTAAACTACCTAGTATTACAGTTAGTGGTTATAAAGACCATAATAGAGGTAATATGGGCTTTAATACGGGAACAATAACAAATGAATGGGAGCCAAAGAAATTAGCTCATGATAGAGATATAGAATTTGCTTTAGATCCAATGGATATAGATGAAACTAATTTAACTTTAGAGGTAGCAAATGTTCAAAATACATTTGAAACAGAGCAGGCTATTCCAGAAAGGGACTCTTATAGGTATTCTAAATTATATTCAGAGGCTAAGACTTATACTTCAAATGGTGCAGTAGTAGACACTACTACAAAATTAACTACTGCTAACATTTTAGATTGGTTTGATACTCAGATGGAAAAAATGGATGATACAGGAGTACCATCAGAAGGAAGAATACTTTATGTTATTCCATCAGTCCATAAAATGCTTAAGCAAGCAGAAGGGTTAACAAGAAATATTGATGTTAGCAGTAATAATGGCAACATTGATAGAAGAGTTTATTCTTTAGATGATGTAAAAATAAAGAAAGTACCATCTAGCAGAATGAAAACTAAGTATAACTTTACTAATGGATGTGTTGCTGCTGAAGATGCAAAGCAAATATACATGATTCTTATCCATCCTTCTTGCCAAGTTACTAGAAGAAAATATGCTTACATGAAGTTATTTACTCCTGGTACTGATTCAAGAACAGCAGATAAGTATGTATATCAAACTAGAGAGTATGGAGACACGTTCTTAATTAAAAATAAAGCTTGTGGTATTGCAATAAATGCTGAGGCAGAAGCATAGGGGGAGATTTTAATTGAAAGCTACAATGGAAAATAAAGTTTACACAATAGATGAAACTCAAAAAGCTATGTATAAAGCACTAGGATATGATATTACAGAAGATGATGGAACTGTAATAGAGTATGGAGCTAGAAAGTCAGTTTCATATGAGGAATACAAGGCTTTAGAAGAAAAGGCTTTAAAGTTAGAAAAAGAAAATAAGAAATTAAAAGAAGAAATTAAGGAATTGAAGAAGGGTGCTAATTAGTGACCTTCTTTTAGTTTAAGGATGTGATTAAATGTCTTATGTAGACAGCACATATTATAAAGATACCTTTGGAGGGACTATCCTTCCAGAGGATCACATAAAACAAAAACTAGAAAGAGCATCAGATCAAATTGATACACTCACTTATAACAGGATAGTAGGCAAAGGCTTTGAAAATCTTGCTAACTTCCAACAAGATAAAATTAAAAAGGCTGTATGCATCCACGCTGAGTTTATAGAACAGTATGGGGAATATATTAATATGCCTTTAAGTGGCTTTTCTGCAGGTAGTACATCTGTTAGTTTTAATGCTAATAAGGTTAATGGGATTACTACTACACAAGAAGTATTAAATTATCTTAGTCAAACCGGGTTAACTTGTAGGAGGATTTGAGTATGGGATTAAAATTACCGTTTCCTAAATGGTTAGCTAATACTCCAATAGAAGTATGGTTTGAAGGAACTAATACAGATGGAGACTATGAGGAAAAGAAGCTATTCGAAGGTAAATGTATCTATACTGATAAGTCTAGACAGGTTCTTAATGCAGAAAGACAGTTGATTCTATTAAGCGGCAAAGCTGTTATTGAAGGATCTATTTATGATGGTCCATTTGAAGGCTATGTAATAGTAAATAAAATAAAGAAAAAGATTTATTCTATTGAAAGACCTTTAAATCCAGATGGTACTATCTTCAGTACGGAACTGAATTTACAGTAATGAGTGTGAAAGTAACAGTTAAGCTAAACACTAGCAAAATAAACACACTAATTGAGGCTCATAAAAAAGCATTAGAAATGACAGCAGATGCAGTTTTTAGTGATATTAAGACTAGTGCTGTAGTTCCTAAAGATACAAGTACATTAGAAGATAGTGCCTTTGTAGATAAATCCGAATTAATGAACTGCATTATGAAAATAGTCTTTGACACTCCTTATGCACGTAGATTATATTGGCATCCAGAGTATAATTTTAGAAAGGATAAAAATCCTAATGCTCAAGGGAAATGGATGGATAGCTATTTATACGGAGACAATAAGCAATTCATAATAGATACCTATTCTAAATTTCTAAAAATGCTTAGCGAAGGATTGATTAAATAATGTTATTAAGTGAGATAAGAGAATTTTTAAAAAAGAAAATAGAATGTCCTCAATGGTATTTAAATAAGATTGGAGATAAGGAAAAGAGTATAACGATTTATAATACTGTAGGACCTAAACCCATAATAGCTATTGGAGGCTTAGCTAACACAAGTTATACCACTAAGGCTATTTCTATTTTAGTGCATTGGGGAAAAAATTCTGATGAAGCAGAGAAAAAAGCACAAGAGATATATAATGCTTTCTTTGGTCAAGATGGGCTTATAGGGGGTAAGAGAGTAATACAATTTGATATGAAAACAGCTAACCCTATAAGTGTAGGTACTGATAGTGAAGGTATTATTGAATATGTAATTGAAACAATAATTTATTACGAAAGGTAGGTAAGGAAAAATGGCAGGATTTAGTGGAGTATTTCCAGTATATAATATTAAATTTAAAGTTGGAACTAAAGGAAAAGAAAGTACATCACCATCAGATATGGCAGTTATAGCTGATATGGAGTCATTCTCTATCAGCATAGATGGAAAAGTAGAAGAATGGACTCCAATGGATACAGATGGATGGGCCAGAGCTTTAATGACAGGTAAGAAGTTCAGTATAGGTTTAAAAGGGAAAAGAAATGTTGGCGATAAGGGCAATGATTATGTCGCAGCTACAGCTTGGAAAGACGGATTAGGATGCAGTACAAAAGGGGAAATAGAATTTCCGGATGGCGGTAAATTAGCCTTTGATTGTGTAATTAATGTTAAGAATGTAGGCGGTGGAGATTCAACAAATGTTGCACCACTTGAATTCGATATGCAAGGTGATGGTAAACCAACATATACACCAGCAAGTTTACCAGCATAAATTTTAGGTGCTATTAGTAAAACTAGTAGCACTATTTTATTATTGAAAGGATGATATGAATGGCAAGAGTATATGATATTATAAGTAGATTAGAGAATGGTAATCAAAAGCCAGTGATAAAGTTAGATGCAGAACATGAATTTAAAATTAATAATAGCAAAGCTGCAGCTTTTAAAATAATGGCTTTAGCTGATGATGAAAATGTAAAAGAAGATGAAAGACTAGAAAAGATTATTAAAGTAGGATTGGGAGAAGAAGCTTTTAAGTATATAGAAAGCTTAAAGTTAAGTATGCCTAATTATACTTTAGTTATAAATACAATAATGGCAGCAATAGGGGATGTAGAGCTAGAAGAAATTGAGAAAGAGGCAAAAAAGGAAAGAAAAAATCCCAGAAAATAAATGGTATGACATAGTAGAGGACTTTGATTTAATAGAAGCCTCCTTTGCTATGCAATACGGAATTCGCTTAAGAAATGATGATATGACATGGAATGAGTTTTGTACTTTATTAACTGGAATAATGCCAAAGACTCCATTAGGAGAAATAGTAAGCATTAGATGTGAAGAAAATAAAGATGTATTAAAGAATTTTACTCAAGAACAACATAAGATACGTAATGATTGGAGAAATAGAGTAAATCCAATTAGAGACATGTCAGATGAAGAGAAAGAAGAAGAAATAAAGAAAGTACAAGAAATATTTGCAAAAGCCTTTGGATAATAAGAGTGCATAACTATTTTGCACTCTTATTATATTTAAGTAAAAAATCTTTACGAGTAAGTATTACATTATATTTATGAGAATTTTTATCATGAACTAATATTTCTAAATCAACCATTTTAGATATTAAATAGTCTGCATAGTTATATTTAACTCTAAATTTTCGTTGAATATCTGATACTGATATATTCTTTTGATCTAAAGAGTAGTTTATAGCATCTAGTAAATATATGTCGTCACAATCAAATGACAATTCAACTTTAGTTAAAGGATTTACAACAGAAACAGTACTTTCTTTAAAATTCTTGAATTTTCCGGATTGCTTAATTAATTGTTGTAAAACACTCCTATCCCAAAGTTCAACTCCAGTTGCATAAGCTAATTTTTGAGCTGCAGAAGTGAAATAATTATTTGTAATCACTACAGCTTTGTCACAATTGTAATATATTTTGCCACTTACAATTTCTTGAACAGCTTTATTGCCAACTGAAGAAGAATATAGTTTACATTGAATTGCATAAGTTACTCCTGACTTTGAAGCCAATACATCAACTCCATAATCTCCAGAGCCGCTAGTTACTATTACTTTAGAATATCCTATTTTTTTTAGAAGATTTGCTGTGTAATTCTCAAATTGCCAACCATCTGACAAGTTATCGATTAAACTTAATTCTTTTTTTACGTTTTTCTTTCTAAAAGAATTAAATATTTTATATAGATAAGAAAAAAAATTTTTTATCATAATAAATGCCTCCTATAAAATACTAATAACTAAATTATATAAAATATTCCATATTAGTACTAGGTAAAATTTGTATAAAGAGAGGTGAAAAGATGAGTGATAGTGTAGGAAAGATTAGTCTTGATTTAGAAGTTCAATCAGACTTAGGAAATCAGATTGGCAATGTATCTAATCAAATTGGCAAGGATATAGAAGCAACATTTAAAAATAGTACAAAAGGTATATTTGATGTGCTACAAAATAGTATAGATGCAAGTATGAAAGCTATAAATGATACTGTAAAAGCATCTCTTGACGAAATGAAAGCAACAGTTAAATCTACAATAGATTCAATACTTGCAATTACTAAAAATGTTAAAGTTCCTAAGCCTAATATTCCAGAAAATCAAGCTTCACCTAACGGAACAGTTGTTGTACCTACATCAGTTCCGAGAGCTCCACCAATGCCTAGAGTATATCCAATTAAACCATCTATTGATAATGCAAATGTTGATGAGCTAAAAGCTGAAATAGATAATACTGCTGCAGTGCTAGATAATATAAATGCAAAAATAGAACAACAAAAATTAAAATTAAATCAACTTAAAGAAGCTTATAATAATTGCTTTAATCAAAATCAAAGAAATACATTGGAAGACCAAATATTAAAAACTGAGGCTAACATAAATAAATTAATTGGTCAATCAGATAAGTTAGGGTTTAAATTATCTGATTTAGATAATAAGATGGCTAATTTAGGCAATAGCTCAAATAAAGCAAGTGGAGGTGCTAGCAAACTTAAATCAACTTTAAGTAATATCTATGGGGTTTTTAATAAATCTGGTAAAGGAGCAAAGATACTAGGTGATAGTACTAAAACTGCTAATAAAGGCATAGGCAGAATGAACACAGGAATTGGTTTTACACTTAAACAAATGTTTAAATGGATGATAATACTTCCTATGATAGCAAAAGGAATAAACAGCATGGCATTAGGAATGTTAAATAATTTAAAGACTAATGAACAATTTTCTAATTCATTAGCTCAAATTAAGTCTAATTTAATGATTGCATTTACTCCTATTTATAACGCTATACTACCAGCTATGAATGCTTTAATGAGTGCATTGAGTGTAGCAACTCAGTATATAGCTAGTTTTATAAGTGCTATATTTGGTAAAACATTTGAACAAAGTAAACAAGCTACACAAGGACTTATAGATGCAAAAACTGCTATGGGCGTTTATGGAGATAGTGCTAAAAAAGCAGGTAAAGCCGCTAAAGATGCACTAGGTTTAGCAAGTTTTGATGAAATAAATTCTCTTAACGCTAATAAATCTGATGATAGTGGCGGAGGTAGTGGAGGTGCTTCTAAAGTACCAAAACTAGTTACACCAGCACTTGATACAACAAGTGTTGACAGTGCTATGCAAAAGCTTACAGATAAGATTAAGGCTTACTTTGGTACGTTTGACTTTAACCCATTGATACAATCTTTTAATAAAATTAAAGAAGCAGTAGAGCCTATATTAAATAATATAGGTAAAGTTATAAAGTGGTTCTTAACAGAGATATTAGACCCATTAGCACATTGGACTATAGAAGATGCACTTCCAGCTTTTCTGAATGTAGTAGCTGGAGCATTAGAAGTATTAAATCCAATTTTAGAAGTGTTTATGGATGCAGGTAAATGGTTATGGGATAACATTCTACAACCAATAGCAGAATGGACAGGTGGAATAATAGTAGATGTATTAAATGGGCTTGCAGATGTATTAAGCAAAATAGGTGCTTGGATTAATGAGCATAAGGAAACATTATCTAAGATTGCAAAAGTTATAGGAATTATAGGAATTGCTTTAGGAGCTGTTAAAATTGCAATTGCTGGAGTAGCAATTGTTATGGGTATTTTAACTAGTCCAATTACATTAATAATTGGAATTATAGTTGGTTTAATTGCTATCTTTACACAGTTGTATGATTCTTGCGAAGGATTTAGAAACTTTGTGGATACTGTGGTTGAATTCGGAAAGAATTTGATATTCGGGTTGTTTGAAGGAATAAGCAGTGTAATGTCTACTATAGGAAGTTGGCTTAAAGATAATATTGTAGATCCAATTCTTAATGCAATAAAAAGCTTTTTCGGAATACATTCTCCAAGTACGGTTTTCGCTGAAATAGGTACTTATTTAATGCAAGGACTACTTAATGGTATTAAATCTTTAAAAGAAAGCATAATTGATTTCTTTGGTAACTTCTGTACTAATTTAAAAGAGATTTTTACTAATATACCTAAATGGTTTGGAGAAAAGTTTGTTGAAGCTAAGAATGCTATAATTGAAAAATTCAGTCCTATAGGTAGGTTTTTTAGCAATTTATTTGGTAGCATAAAAGATATTTTTACTAACATAGGTGGCGCAGTCAGTGATGCAGTAAGCGGAGCGTTTAGAAAAGCAATAAATGGCGTTTTAAGATTTGCAGCAAATACTATTAATGGATTTATACGTGCTATAAATGGTGCAATAGGATTAATAAACAAAATACCAGGTGTAGATATAGGACGAATTAATTATATGGATGTTCCTCAATTAGCTAAAGGAGGAATTTTAGATAGTCCAACTCTTGCAATGGTAGGTGAAGCAGGTAAAGAGGCAGTAGTACCATTAGAAAATAATACTGGTGGTTTAGATTTACTAGCTAGTAAACTCCTTGAAAGAATGCCACAGGGAGGTTCTAATGATAATTCTAATGGGGATTTAGTTCTTATGATAGATGGTAGTGTAATAGGTAAAGTAGCATTAAATCAATTAAGAAAGATGCAAAGACAAGGTGGAATAACCTTAATACCAACATAAAAGGAGTGGTAATATGCTTAAAATTAATGGAGTGGCTATTGCTACTCCTAAGACATATGAAGTTACAGTACAGGACCTAGATGGAGAAACAAATAGAAATGCTAATGGTGACATGATAAGAGATAGAATTGCAGTAAAAAGAAAGCTTAATTTAGAATGGCAACCATTAAGTCAAAGTGAAATATCAACATTACTTACAGCAGTAAGTGGTGTTTTTTTTACGGTTACTTTTCCAGATCCTCAACTTGGTATGGTTACCAAAACAATGTATGTAGGGGATAGGACTTCACCAGCTTATCAATTTAAGAATGGAGAAGTTAAGTGGAGTGGTCTTAAAATGAATTTTATTGAGAAATAGATGCATCTAGATAAAGGTTCATTTCCTTCCAATGTAGAAATACATAAAGGGGAGGGGATGTTAAGATATGAGCTTAGTAATGGCAATAGGGAATAAAGACTTTATTTTATTTGCTAGTGAAAAAAGAAAAACTACTACCAACATATTAACTAAAGAAATTACTATTGATGAAAATTGTGAGAAAATATTTAAAATTAATAAAAATGTATTATTAGGATATGCCGGTGACTTAGACTACTGTAAGATAGTAACAGAAAGTTTGTTAAATAATAAAATGAATTTAAGAGAAAATCATAATTTAACATATAAGCAAGTAGATAATTTTATTGGGGCAAGATTTAAAAACATTATAAAGCAAGTTGAAGCTGATCCTATAAAATATAGAAAATCGAGAGCTTATATTGTAGTTGGAGGGGTGGAAGGTGGTGTACTAAATTTAAGCTCATATTTTTATGAAGATGAGTTGAAAATCAATAAATTTATATTAAAATGTGCAACTCCTAAATTAATAACTTTATCAAGTGGTCAATATGATCACGAAGAGTATTTTCGTGGTATATTTTCTGCAAAACCTATGGTGAAAATAGATAATATGAAGAAAATATTTAATAAAACAGTTATGAATGGAATTAAATTTGATACATCTATTAATAATAATGTTGATTTTAAAGAAATTGTCTTAAAGGAGTCATGATATGAATATTGATATATCAGAATTAGACAAAACAAATATAATACAAAGCAATGAATATATACAAGGTAAAATAAGTGATTTAGTTTATGAAGAGCCAAAAGGCTCTTTTTTAATATTTAAAATAAGAAAGGATGATAAAAATGTTAAAAAGTAATGAGAGTATGACAATATCAGGCGAAAGTAAAATAGAAGACAAGGTTGTAGTAAGCATGGTTGCAAGCATAAACACAGACGGAGAAGGTTTTCCGAATACTTCTCATACAGTTTTAGATAAGGAACTTTATGCGGCTAATATAGAAACGTGTCAAGCTGATATAACAGCATTTAACACTAGAGTATTTGAAAAGCAAAAACAAGTATTAGGGGGTAATAAGTAATGGAAGATAAGAAAGAAATAATAGACGTTGAATCCACATCGGTGGAGAAGGAAGAAAATAAACCAGTCTTAGAAAAAGGTAACTACATCATAGAAGTTATAAGTGAAGGAAATATAATTAAGAAGTTCGTTGCTGCTAATGCAGAGATTAATATATCAAAACTAGCAGATGGAGGTCTAACTGTAGACCTTAAATAGGTGAGGAGGTTAGGCTATGCAGAATACAAGTGCATTATTCAAGACTAAAATAAAAGAAGCAAGCAGGCAGTTTCAATGCAAGATAACTATAGGCGATAGGATATTTACTAATGAGGATATAGTAGACGTAAAAATAGATGGCAATATACAACCTCAAGATAGTTTTATGATAGGTGTTACACCTTCAAATATGCTTGATTTAACGATTTTAAATAGTGGAGATACCATTTACTCTACTAATCAAATTAAGGTTGAAATAGGACTTAATATAGGCTCTACAATAGAATATATATTAATGGGATATTACAATATTGATGATATAGTTAAAACTAAATATAATATTAAGATTACTGCATTTGATAATATGATAAAATTTGAAATCCCATACTTTTCTAACTTAGGAGATACAGCAACATTACAACAAGTAGTGAATGAACTAGCTAATAAAACAGGAGTAGAGTTTACCGGAAGCCTTCCAGCTTACAATGTTAAAAAGTTGGAAGGCTTTACTTGTAGAGAAGTACTTGGATATGTCGCTAGTTTATGTGGAGGAAATGCAGTTATTACTAGAGAAGGTAAGTTTACTATAGTAACTCCTAAAGAAGTAGAATATACAATTACTCCAGACAACTATATTCCACCATTTAATTTAGAGGAAGTTAAGTACAAAGTAGGTAAAATTAGTTGCAAAGCTGGAGAAAATGAATTAGTAAAAGGTTCTCTAGGTGTAGATTCTATGGAACTTCAATTTGAAAATCCATGGGTTACAGAGAGCATATTACAAGATATATATAATAAGCTAAATGGGTTTAATTATCTAGGATATTCTATGAAGTGGCAAGGAGATATATCTTTAGATCTCGGAGATATAGTAACTATTACAGATAAAAAAGGAGTAGTTAGAAAGCACCCTATTCTATCACAAAAATTCAACTATACTGGCGGACTTACTGTAGAAATGGGAGCAAAAGGAGAGTCTAAAAATAAGAATTCTTTTAACTCTAGTGGAAGTAATAGCAATAAGGTTAATAGGGTGGTTACAGAACTTCTTATAGTTAATGAAGCTTTAATTAATAAGGCAAATATAAGTGATTTGAAAGCTACTAATGCTGAAATAGCTACATTAAAAGCTCAAGATGCAGAGATACAAAATGCATTAATAGGCAAAGCAACTATAGAACAATTAAATGCAGTGAATGCCAACATTAAAAATCTTGTAGCGGAAGATGCTAAGATAAATAATGCTCTTATAAATAAAGCAGATATAGTTCAATTAAATGCAGTAAGTGCGAAAATAAATGTACTAGAAGCAGATAGTGCAACTATAAAAACTTTAGTAGCAGGAAATATTACAGCTGAAAATATACAATCTAATTTCTTGCAAACTCTTCAAGGTTGGATGTTAGAAGGAAGTATCGGTAATGCACAGATAAGTGACTTGAACGCTAACAAGATTAGGAGCGGTACCGTAGATACTTCTTTAGTAACCGTAGCAGGACCAGGGGGAAGGCTACAGATAAGCGGTAATAAACTCCAGGTATTTGATAGTAAGAGTGGTAAACTTTATGAACGTATTATGTTAGGTATAGATAATAACGACAATAGTTCTTTAGTTTTACGTGGTGCAGATGGTAACACTGTTCTTATTACACAAGATGGACTTACTAAAGCTGGATTTACAGATGGTTATAATAAGCTAGAGAACAATAGTTTAGATAGTTCAAAGCTAGATATTAACAGTGTAGTAAGACGTATTAATGGAGGTACAGAGAAGATAGAAAGCACTGTAGTGAATGTAGGCAATAAAACTCTTAATGTATTGCTACAAGAGCAAACTAACACCATTACAGAGCATGGCAAGAGCTTAAGTACACAAGAAGCTAGGATAACAGCTAATGAAAATTCCATAAAGCTTAAAGTAGATACACAGACCTATAGCCAAGATAAAACTACTATAAATAAAAGCATAGAAACCACTTTAACTAATAGTAAAGCTTATGCGGATGCCAAGAAAAGTGAAGCAATATCTACAGCTGCTACAGATGCTACTACTAAATCCAATAATGCTAAAAATGCTGCTATTAATACAGCTGCAACAGATGCAGCAACTAAGGCAAATGCCGCAAAAGATACAGCCATAGCAGAAGCACAGAAAAAAGCAGATAAGGCTTTAGCAGATAGTAAACTCTATGTAAATCAAGAAATTACAACAGTTAATAGTAATCTTAGCAAAGCTACTTCGGATATAAGTGTACTTAAAGGGCAAATAGCTTTAAAGGTAGAACAGTCAGACATAGATAAGACAGTTACTACAGTTAAAAATGAATTGGTTACGAAGATTGATGGAATACAAATGGACACTAGGAATCTAATTTTAAATTCCGCTACAACAAAGATTGGTGGAGGAGAAAATGGAGGAAGTGTATATTTAGATTTCTCCAAACAATTAATTGATAATTTCAAAAATCTTGTTGGTAAACAAATATTGCTATCATTTGATTTAGAACTTAATAATGCTATTGAAGCATTAAGTAGTTATGGAATGCGTGTTGGTATTGAATTAGCTATCTTTTATGATGACGGTACTACAACTTATGCAGGTAAATGGTACAAACCTAAAGTAGGAGAGTCATTTACAGGCAGACTTGTAAGCGATCCTTTTACTCTTAGAAAACCAATAACAAAAATTCTTGGAGGACTATACATTCAAGTTAAGTCTACAAGATGTGTATGCTCATTACCTAAAATGGAATTTGGTACTAAAACTACTGGATATTCAGAAGCTCCTGAGGACATTGATAAAGCTATAGCAGATGTAATAACTACAACAGATACTAAAATATCGAAAGCTAAGTCAGATATAAAAATAGAAACTGATAAAATAGCTTTAAATGTATCTAATCTAACAACTAAGACTAGTACTATAGAAACACAGTTGGGAGATAAGGCTACTAAAGCAGAAGTCAAGACGGTTTCTGATAAAGCAGCATCTATAGAAGCTAATCTTAATGGTATAACTCAAAGAGTTAGCAGTACAGAGAGTACAATATCGACACATACTACACAGATAGGTACAGTAGATGGGAAAATAAATACAGCTAAAACAGATGCTATTAATACAGCTGCAACAGATGCCACAAATAAAGCTAATAAAGCTAAAACTGATGCTATAAGCACAGCAAGTGCAGATGCCACAACTAAGGCTAATAATGCCTTGAAAGATGGGAAGTCCTATACAGATATAGGGTTAAAACCAGTAAAAGATACATTAGCTACACATACAACAGAGATAAGTACAACTAAGCAGCAAGTATCTACTATAGAAACTAATCTCGGCTCTATAACTAGCAGAGTAAGTACTGTAGAGAATAAAACAACCACTATAGATGGTAAGCTTATTAAGCAAGAAACACGATTACAAAGTGCAGAAAATAAACTTACTCCTACATCTATAGTATCAAGTGTAAATGAAGCACTTAATGGAAATAGTTCGTCAATATCTACTACAAGTACAACTCTAAGCAAGAATAGCTTTGAGGTTAGAAATGCAGCTTTTAAATTGTATGATACTTATGGAGATTTAGCTTTAAGTTCTGGAGGAGGATGGACTTATACTCAAGGGAAATATCAAGTGAGTGTATCTCCGCATAATAAACCTAGAGTTAGAGGAGTTACATTATCTAGTGGGAACTGTAATGTATTACCTTATGGGATTGTTCAAGAGACATTTAATAGTATTCCTTTAGTTTTGGGGAGTAATAGCCTTAAGGTTGAAATACGTAACATGATAGATACAGAATGGGGAAACTTAGAAGCTAATAGCATATCTGCAGAAGGTATACATTCTGCTCATGGAAAAGGTGCATATTTATCTTTAATAAGAAATGAATTAAATATAGGCTCTGGTGCAAGCTCAAGTAATTTATGGTTAAACTATTTTTCAACAGTTGAAGATCCACAGGTTGTCGTTGGTAATGGATCATATGGAGGATGGGGACATTTAAGTGCTGGAAGTTTATATGTAACTGGTTCAAAGAACTGTATTCAAGAAACTGAGAACTATGGCTATCGTGCTATTAATGCCTATGAAACAGCTGATTATTACCTTGGAGACATTGGCGAAGGGAATATAGGAGAAGATGGTTTATGCTATGTATCTATAGATGATGTGTTTATGGAAACAGTAAATACAAAGTGCAACTATCAAGTGTTTTTAACCAAATATGGCAAAGGTGATATTTGGGTGAAAGAAAGGACAGAAAATTACTTCATAGTAGAAGGTACTCCAGGTCTTTTGTTTGGAGGAGAAATCAAAGCAAAGAGAAAAGGATATGAGACAGATAGACTAGAAATAGCAGATATTACCCCAAAAGTATCTATGGACTTTAGACTATCAAAAGAAGATGAATCAACTCTTAATATGGATAAGCGAACTTATGAAACCTTAACAATAATGAACAATAGTGTAAAGGAAGAAAGCAAGGAACAGAGTTCTATACTTAATAGTATGGATGAAGAAGTTAGACAAAAAGAAATGGAAAGAGAACAAATTTTAGAGGAGTGGTAATATGTTAAGAACTATAACTGGTATAAGCGTTTTAAATGTTGGTGGTGGAAAAAGAATAAATGTAACAAGTGACATTATAGATAACAATGGAATTTTAAAAGAGAACAACCATAAAGACAGCTTCTTTGTAATAGACCAGGACATGAAAACAAAAGTTGAAGAGCTTGAAGCATTAGTAAGTGCAAAATTAAATGTTATTAATCCAATAGAGTAGACCGAGGGGTCTCTTTTTATTATTTAAATTTAGAAAGAAGGTATTAAAATGAATTTTTTACAAGCAGGATTATTAAAATTACTACCAACAACTATTATGTGGTTATTATTAGCTTACTTAGGGTTTAAGTGTTTAGATATGCTTTTAGGGATACTTAAAGCATGGAAGAACAATAACTATAGAAGTGGCAAAATGCGAGATGGAATAGTAAGATGGATAGCCGAAATAGTGGCTATAGTCTTTGTAGTAGTTGTAGATATGGTGTTAGGATTAAACTTTTATTTATGTGGCTTTACATTATCTTTATTTGTATATAAAGAAGCAGGAAGTATATTAGAGAATCTTACAGAGTGTGGTGTAGAAATGCCATTGGCAGTTAAAGAGAAACTAGAAGTTTTTAATAAAAAAGAATCTAAAGTAGAGTAGCCAAAAGGCTGCTCTTTATTAAATTTAATTAAGAAAGGAAGTAATGTATTATGAAAATAGCAGAAAGAGCAGGGCATAATGAACAAGCCACAGGCACTTCAAATATAATAGACGAGGTTACTGAGAACAGAAAGGTTGAGGCAGCTGTTATAAAATACTTAAATGCAGCAAGAGAAACAGTTGTAAACTGTACTCCAGGTAGATGTGACAGAGATACAGACTTGTACTTAGGTGTTAAGAAAGCTAATGAAGCAGGAGCAGATATATTCTTCTCAATACACTTCAATAGTTATAAGTACACAAGCTCAGTTATGGGAACTGAAGTGTTAGTATACAGTTCTTTCCCTGAAGCTAAGAGAGTTCTAAAAGCTTTAGTGGACTTAGGATTTAAAGACAGAGGTGTTAAAGAAAAACCAGGCTTCTATGAAATTAGAAACACTAAGATGAAAGCTATGATTATAGAAGTATGCTTTACTGATTCAGAAGCAGACGTGGCTTTATATAGAAGATTAGGACCTGATACTATAGGTAAAGCCATAGCAGAAGCTATACTAGGACACTCTGTGGAAGCACCTTCAGTTCCAGAAACAACTCCAACTGAATCTACACATAATAGACCTTATGAATATGGTATTGTAACAGCAAGTGCTCTTAATGTAAGAGACTCTATAAATGGAAAGATTTTAGGAACATTGCCTAAAGAAGCTACAGTACACATAGATTACGTTAAAGATGGATGGGCATCTATCTTCTGGGGAGATCACGGTGGCTGGATCTGTATGGAGTATGTAAAACCAAAGGATTTATATGGGGTTGTAACCGCTACAGCTCTTAATGTAAGAGATGGAGCTAGTGTCAACTCACAAATCTTAGGGCTTAAATACAAAGGAGATAAAGTCCATATAGGCTTCGAGCAAGACGGATGGTACAACATTTACTTTGGTGACCATGGCGGCTGGGTACACTCAAAGTATATAAGGTTAATATAAGATTATTTAAGGGGAGTAGGAACAATTTGCCTACTTCCCTTTTTTATTATATTCTAATATTAGTATAGTATAGTTAGGGGGAAACATATTGGAAAAGCAAAGTATTGCAAATAAAAAATGGGAAGATAAAAACAAGGAGTATTCTAATTACTTGAAATCCAGAACATCTGCCAGAAGCTTTATAAATAAAAAGGCTACACTAGACGATATAAAGGAATTAAGAAAATTACTAGAACAAAGAGAAGAGTTCTTAAAGTCAAATGAATAAATTAATATGAAGGCAGGGAGAGAAATCTCTCTGCCTTATTTTATTTGAAAAAATATTAATATAATGTTAAAATTTAGATATAATTTGATTGGAGGGGATAAATATGTATTTAGCAATCGGTAGAATAGCATTTGCGGTATTTGCAATTCTGGGTATTCTAAGTGTAATCTCTATATTTAACAAAAAATTTAGAAATAAAAAGGTATATATAGGATTAGTATGTGCATTAATGATAAGTATTATATTTGTTAATGTTGATATGAAAAGTAAGGAGAAAATCAAAAAGCCTACTGTAACTACAACTACTATTTCTACCAATACAAATGACAAAAAAGAAGAAAGTAAGCCAGAAAAAAAGAAAGTAGATAAAGATAAATTGAAGACTGATATAGACAAGATTGTTACACAGGATCTTAAAGGAAAATCTTATTCTTTAGATTTACTTACTCCTAGTAAAAATGCAGACCAAGGATACATAATAAGCATCCAAGTAGATAATGCAAAATTTACACAAGAAGATGCATGTAAAAAATACGCTAATGAATTTTTAAGTGCATTAAGTAAAATGGAATCAGTTTATTCTGTAGATATGAATTTTATATCAAATTCTAAACTAACATTTGGATTTAGGATTGAAGATTGGAATTCAGTAAAAAACAATGATAATAAATTACAAAATGTAGAGTTTCAAAAATTTTAGTCCTTAATAAAAACTAAGATAGAATGGTGCCTTAAATGGTGCCCTTTTATTTGTATTTAAGTAAAAATAAAAATTGTTATAGATATATTTAATTCTTGTAAAACATTGAAAACACTAGGCTTTATATTGATATTTAAAGATAAATATATTTAAGCAAAGTAACCAGTGTTTTCCTACTGGGAGTACCATATTTTAACTCTAAACCTAAGTAAATCAATGGTTTAGAGTTTTTTATTTGCTCAATATTGTACTATTATTGTACTATTTCTTTTTATCAGCTTTTTTTGTACTAATATTTGTACTAATAATTGTACTGAAATACTAAAAGCCAGGAACAATAATTCCTAGCTTTTAAGAAAATATAGAATCAAGTAGGTCCGCAGTATCTTTGACCATATCATCCATAATATGCATATATGTATTTAAAGTAACTGTTATATCTTTATGGCCTAATCTCTCAGATACTACCTTTATATTTTCACCATTCTTAATTAAAAGTGTAGCGTGAGTATGACGTAAACCATGAAAACTTATTTGATGCAAATTATCTTCATACTTAGCTATGTTTTTAGTAAATTCCATAGAAAGGTTCCTGGGATTACATATTGAACCATATCTATTTTTAATTATTAGATCATTGTCCTTAGGATTAATATCATCCTTAATAGCTTGCAGGTAGTTGATTAATACTTTAGGTATACTTATCTTACGATTACTTGTAGATGTCTTTAAAATAGGTGATAGCAGTAATATTTTGTTATCCTTATCAAATATAACTTGATTTCTAACCTTTAAATATCCTTCCTTGAGGTTTACATTTTTCCATCTTAAACCACATAATTCACCTATCCTTAATCCAGTAAGTACCTCAATAAAAATAGGCAAGTGCAAATATTGGTCCTTAATCTTATCCATGAAGAAGTCAATTTCATCTTTACTCCAGTATTCTATTTTAGGTTTTTCAGCTTTAACTTTTTCTATATCAGTAGGTATTGTATATATAAGCTTATTAGTCTTAGCGTATTTAAAGCAGCCGTTTAGAGTTTCCATTACCTTTTTAACTGTAGAAGGTTTAAGGCCCTTATTTATAAGACTATTATAAAAATCTTGTATAACTATATTTGTTATTTCATTGAGTTTGTATGATCCTAATCCAGGTATAATATGAGTGTTTATTCTGCTTAGGTAGTTGGTTCTGGTATTAATGCTAATATTATTAACTTTATACTCATTAAACCATTTTATAATAAAATCCTTAAATAGGGTTTTATTAGTTGTAGGAGCTACATAGCCCTTATTCTTTTTATTCATTACCTCAGCTACATAAGCTTCAGCTTCTTTTTTAGTCTTAAAGCCTTGTTTTCTCTCACCTATCTTTTTACCATCCATATAACCTAAAGGAATATAAACTTTCCAGTTAGGATTATTCTTAGTACCTATGTTTTTTATTGTGGCCATAATATACCTCCTTTCTTAGAAATCATGTGTAGTTATCTCTAATCCTTACTAAGTAACTACATGGGTGCTTGAAATTTCAAGCAGGGGTAATAAAACCATTACGGAACTTCCATATCAGAGCGAAATATTTCGCTGTCGCTTAAATTGATAGCGGAAATGTCAGTCAATCAAAGTGACCGAGATTTGTTAACGGTCATTTCTATTTACCGTTTAAGTTAATAGTAAAATAAAAAAACAGGTCTTTCAAAAGGACTTATCTTTAAAACGGGTGAATATAAACCACTTGTTAATATAACAGAAAAGTTTAACTACCGAAAATTTGGAGGTTAAAACGGTGAATATAAACCACCGTTGTCATGATATATCGTTGTCACTCAAAGTGACCACGGATTTAACTCAGTGGTTCCCATTCACCCAGTTAAGGTCAAACAGGAATTTTCCGTTTTGATATATTAACTACCTATCCTTTAGATAGTGCGACAGGTCAATTTGTGCGTTTGAAGGTATCTCTATTTTGTGGAGACCTAATCCCTAATAAGGATTAGTTATGGTTATTTATATTACTTTTTTTCTTTATTCTTATTAGTATTCTTATTAGTATTCTTATTGTCTTTCTCAACTACTACCTGTTGTCTTTCTTGAATACTACCGTTGTCTTTCTCAACTACAACGTAGTCTTTATTAAATACTACCTCATTAGTATTATTTCTTTCTCTTATTTCTAACTCTTTCACTTTCTCTTTCTTTTTCTCTATCTCTGTGTTACACATTGTTACATTAGCGTTACAATGTAACAATGAACCGTCACCCTGGGTGTCCCCAATTTTGCAGAGTCCTATTTATTGTTAAGGCTTAAGAGTTATCTTTTATAATAACTTCATACAATTTGCTAAAAAGTAGAGTGTTTTTTTCTTTTAACTTTTCAATGGTGGTTGTGTTTTCGTCAAGTTCTTCAAACATTAACATATCATATGTTTTTCTATTGTTACGAATTATTTTCATAGTCCACATATTTCTGTATAAATCATGAATGATCTTTAATGCGTCTATATTTTCACTATCAACAAAACTATTAATAGTTAAAAACATAGTATCTACAATATTTCTTACCAATTTAGAAAACTCTTCGTCGCTATTATCAGTTTTTTCTATTAGGTGTTTAATATCATCCAACATAATTTGGCTATCAAATTTTTTGAATTCAGTTTTACCTAGTAAATAATCAATTTGTATATTTAAAGCCTCAGATATTTTTTCAATAGCATCTATTTTGGGGATCCTATCCTCTCGTTCATATTTATTTAAAGCAGATAAGGAAACACCACTTTTTTTTGCTAATTCTTTTTGAGTTAATCCTTTTTCAATTCTTATCTTTCGTATATTTTCACCGATTGAATTAATCATATTTATCACCACCTAACTTATATTATAACCAAAAAATAAAAAATGTACACACAAATGTGCTTGACATACACAAATGTGCGTGTTACTATAAATGCATAACAAGCACAAATGTGCTTTAGGAGGTGATTTGATGGGATTAAAATTGAAAATCAAAAGAATAGAAAAAGGTTTCAAACAATACGAATTTGCTGAAAAATTAGGAGTTTCTAGATATTACTTATCAGCGCTAGAAAGAGGAAAAATCAACAATCCTAGTATAGAGTTAATGAAACTAATAAGTGAATTATTAGATACAACAGTATCAGAATTATTTTTTTCAGATGAAGAGTAATTAACTCATTGACAAAGTACAACACTTCTAAAAATTCTATAGACAACGCTAGAAGGACAGAATAAGGGTGAAATGCTCTTAAAGGTGTAAATACACTAGAAAGTAATTTGAATATTGCAGAACATGAAAAAATGCTATATCTCATATAAAGAAAGGGTAATGTAACAATGATTAAGCAGATTATAGAACAGGAATGCCAAGAAACAAATATAAATATTGATTATTACGATAAAGTAATAAGAATTTATACCAATAAATCTACCGTTATGAATAGGCTTTTAAATATGAATTATGAACCTAAAAATATAGATAAAATGAACGGAGAAATATGTTCTATGAGTTTTGAATTTACTTTTGATAAATTTCCAAGCTTTATAGGTAAAGGTGTTTTTAAATGCAGTTAATTACTATGAGAGTACCAATATATTAGGCTTATAGAAATGTTAAACTGTCAAGTAATGCAATTCACCTTTGAATTATTATAAGTGTGTAAATGCAAAGGAATAAGGCTAAATCAATAAAAGATATGTGGAGGGGAATACATGAGTAAAAAGACATTAGTTTATAAAACTAGAGAAGTAGCAGAAATGACAGGGAAATCTGTGGCAGCTATAACTAACGAGATAAGAAAAGGCAATATGAAGGCTACGAAGGTAGGTAAAGAGTACCTTATACCACAAATAGAACTAGATAGATTTTTAGGTATAGAAACTACACCACAAGCTATGGATAGAGAGCTATACATCAAGGACCTAGAAAATAAGATAAGGGTTTACGAATTTAAAATCAAGTCTCTTAAAAATGCTATAGAATCAGTAGAAAATGTACTTAGATATTAAATAACTAATTAACCACCGCCAAATTGGCGTTTGTTAAAAGGATGGAGGGATATTATGAAGGTATCAATGCTTTTCAAGTATATAAGCATATGCAAGGAATTTAATAAAGAGCCTAGTTGGGATGGTTTAAAGTATTTTAAGATGGCTTTAAAGTAGGTGAGTATTTGAACAATAACGACAGATGGTCTGATTTTAACAAGATAGTAGACACATTAGAATTGGATATAAAAGAAAAGGGATTATTATTAATATTGTTTAGATATGTTAATTACAAAGCAGGATATGCGAACCCAAGTAGATCATTGATAAAAAAGAAAAGTGGGATAAGTGATAATAGGACATTAGATAAAATTTTTGATTCCCTTATAGAAAAAGGTTTTTTAATAAGAGAAAGAGGTAAGGGAGTTAGAAGTAAATATTTTATACAAGTAGGTGCAGAAAAAGAACCTAGTGTAGAAATTACACCTAGTGTAGAAATTACACCTAGTGTAGAAATTACACCATCAGTAGGTGTAGAAATTACACCATCAGTAGGTGTAGAAATTACACCATCAGTAGGTGTAGAAATTACACCACAAAAAGAAAAGAAAAAGAAAACAAAAGAAAAAATATATATAGACTTAAATTTTATTGATGATGTAATAGATAAAGTTGAAATAACACAAGAAGAATATAACAAGTTAGTAGATAAGTTTGGAAAGTCATTAGTTAATAGTCAGGTATTAGCATTGGATAATTATATTTCTAATGGTAAGGGTTCAAAATACACCAATCATTACAAGGTTTTAAATAATTGGTGTACTGGTAAGAGTGCAGCGAACAAAGAAAAAAACACAGTAAATCATGGGACAAGTAATATGGATTTTTGTTAAAGGAGGAGAGCGTAAAAATGAATAAGGGAAAAATTATTGATAATTTAGATAAAGCTTCTAAAATATTGAATTTTAATCTATTTAACCTTCATAGCTGTTGTAATATATTAAAGTCATTATTATTAGGAGATGGCTCATCATTACCTAATAATGAAAAAGATGCATCAAATGAGTTATTAAATTTAATGTACGAAGACTTAGAGGAACTTGATAATATAGCCTTAATTCTTAAGTCTTTAGATAAAACTGAGGTGAATAAAATTGGAAACTAGTGATAGATTTAGCTTAGAAGCAGAAAGGTCAATATTAGGAGAATGTCTTAAGAGCAAAGAGTGTTTTGAAAAATTATTAAATCTAGGGGTTGTTAGTGAAGATTTTTATAACACAAATCATCAAAAGATATATAATGCTTTACTAAACACTTATTCTAAGAACGATAGTACAGATGTAGTTTTAGTGGCTAGAGAAAATAAAGATATATCCATAGGTGACTTATCACAGCTATTAGCTGAAAGTGCTCCTATTGATTTAAAGGCTCATGTAAAAATACTTATGGATTTAAGTGTTAACAGACAATATTTAAATTTAGCAAAAGAGATACAAAAGGGTACTCATGAGAATATAGGGGACTATATAAAAAAAGAATCTGAAAAGATAAGTCTATTAAAATCAAGGATTGAATCAGATAATACAATAATAACTATGAATAGAATTAAACCAGTAGATATATATAAGGCTGAAAAAATTAAGACAGGCTTTAAAGATATAGATAAAAGAATACTAGGGTTTATCACAGGTAGCTTAGTTGTAATAACAGGATATAACGGTAATGGTAAAAGTACACTTATAAATCAAATGTGCATAGCTGAAAGCTTAAGCCAAGGTTATAAAGTATTTGCATATAGTCCAGAGCTTACAAACAGTAATCTTAAAAGTTGGTTATATCCTACCATAGCAATTCCAGAGCATTTTATAACTAAAAACTATTATGGTGAAGAGTATAAAACCATAGGAAATATAGGAATAAAGGCTATAGATGAATGGATCAATGATAAACTATATATTTATTCTGATGACAGTATAACAAGCAATGAAAAGCAGCTATTAAGGGATATGGAATATATGGTCAAGGCTAAAGATGTTAGAGTGTTTATTATTGACAACCTCATGAAAATAGATTTAGAAGGTAGTTATAAAAATGAACTTGTAGCACAAAAACAGTTTGTAAATAGGTTAAAAGAGTTTGCTAGAAAGTATAATGCTGTAGTGCATTTAGTCTCGCATCCAAAGAAACCTAATAAAGACAATCCCAATAAGATTACTAAATTTGATGTTGCTGGAAGTGGAGATATAACAAATTTAGCCGACTATGTTTTATCAGTAACACGTGTAACAAATGAAATGAGAGAAACAGCAAAGTTAAGGAACGTGGTATTAAAAGATTCTATTGTTAAAGTAATGAAAGATAGGCCTAAGGGAACTAGTGAATTTGGCATAGACTTAAGTTTTAACAGTGTTAGAAAAAGGTTTTATTATTATCAAGATGAATTGAATAAGGATTATGGCTATACGAAAGAAATAACACAAGTAGAATGCGAAACAATTCCATTCGCATAGGGGGATTAATGCAACATACTGAAAGAATTCAAGGTATTCAAAGGATAATATTAAGAGTTGGAAGTAAATATAGTCAAGCTCCAAAAGCGTTAAGAGTCACTATTGGAGAGATACTAGAAGGTAAAACCAAAATAGACTATAAGAAAAAATGGTAACAGATACTACCAATATCTATTACCACCATGAGCATAATAAGATATACCCAAAAACCAATATAACTTAAGTATATCCTATTATGCTCCAAATAATCAAATAAAAAGGAGAAATAAGGGAATGAAATACGAAGAAGCTAATAAATTTATAAACAGTGTTATAGAAAATGAGTTCCAACATGTGCAGAGCTACGAAGAAAAGGACTTTAATGATAAAAATAAAGAGCAAAATGAGCTTGAGACTAAGGCAAACGAGATACTTGAGAAGTTGCTTAAGAGTGTACCAGAGGAATATAGAAAATTAATAGATGAATACTCAAGTGCAGCTTGTTATGAGTGGGTTAATCTCTGCAGGTTCTATTTCAAAAAAGGAGTTATAGCAGGTACCACAAATTTAAACTTCCTCAAAAATACCAATATGATGGAGTATATAGAATAGGAGGAACTAGTTTGATAAAGATAACTGTTAAATATAGAAACCATGAAGAAAAGGAAAGGCTTATAAATAAGCTTAGTAAGGAATGTAAGGTGTATAAAGTATCTAAAGAGTATGGAAAGCCTAATGCACTTTTTAAGAGCGTATATGTTGATTTGGAAGTGTAAATATGAAGAAGAGAGAGTTTGAGTTAATATTAAATAAATTACTAGAAAAAGAGTTAGAATCTTTAAGAAAGAAGTTTAGACCATACAAAAGAAAGCCTTTCTTAAGGAATAAAACAACTATAGAAGTGGATCTCAAATATAATAAAGAAAATACACTTGGATATTACGAAAATACTAAAGGAAAAGAGAATCAATGGAAATATACTCATAAGATATTTATAACAAAATTACAAAAAGAATCTTATGAAACATATGTAAAGTGGCACTGGAAAAGAGCAGCATTAAAAAACTTAAGAGATGTTATAAGACATGAGTTAATTCACGCTTTTGTATTTGAAGAATTTGAAGAATGGGACGAAATAAAAAATAGTCATGGAGATTATTCACCAGTATTTTTAAGTTGTTTATATTGGGCCGGTGGATCATCTGGACATAAATACGTTAATGAGTTTAAAAAAACTAATTTATATGAAGCTATAAAAGAATGTTTATCTTATGAAGAAGTATACATCAAGATAATCACATATATAAGAGAACTAGAGAAAACAGTAAAGAAAATTAATAATGTTATCAATTTAGATGATAAAAAATATAGAAACCTAAAGATAGAATTTAATAATTATGGACCTGGAATAGTTAAGAGAAAATATATTAGTGCGATACTAAGACAAAAAAAGGATAATAAGTTTTACAGAAAAAAAGTAACTGAAATGACTTTAGGACTAGGTTTTCTAGTAACACCACAGGATATATTAAATAACTATGAAAGGAAATTTGATAATGAATCCATAGCTGAATTTCATAGTGAAATAGCTGCTTATAATATAAAAAATGAGCTTAAACAAAATAGTATTATAAGAGAAAATAAAGTTTGTTAAGTATTGATATTACTAGCTTTACAAAGGTATTTGTGGTATAATAAATATAACATAAGTACCCCACTTATTAGAGTGGAAGGCATTAATTTGAGATTAAGGGCCACGGGAAATATATCAGTTTTAAAGCTGAATATTATCCTGTGGTCTTTTTATTTTATATAAGACCTGAGCAAGTCTATAAACTACTCCATAAATTTTCCTTCATGCCCTTATGGACCCAAGTAAGTCTAAAAACTGCTTAAATACCCATATCGTTCAATAGCCAGGTAAGGCGTAATTACCGAAAACCTTAGCTTATAGGATATAACAAGCGATATAGTCGACAGACGTAAAAATGGAGGTATTAAATGACTGAATTTAATAATGAAAATGAATTTGAAAATGAAGAAGAATCATTTGAAACAAACGATTCTAGCACAGTTATTCAGGGAGAAAAACAAGAGGATTTAGATCCTAAAGAAAAGAAGAGTTTTTCACAAGAAGAGTTAGACAGAATAATATCTAAACGTCTTGAGAAGGCTCAAAAGAAGTGGGAACAAGAAACTTCGAGACAGATTGAGGAATTAAAGATTTCTACAATGTCTCCAAATGAGAAAAAAGAATATGAAAAAAATAAACTTGACCAAGCTCTTACAGAAAGAGAAATGAGTATTTTAAGAAGAGAGTTAAGGGCCGACGCCTCAGAACAACTCTTAAAAGAAGGTCTTCCTAAAAAGCTTGTAGATATAGTTGATACATCAAGTGAAGAAAATATGATAAAGAGTATTGATACTATCAGGGAAGTAATTCAAGAAAGTGTAACACAAGTAGTGAATGAAAAACTAAGGGGTAGAAGTACACCAAGGGCTTCAACACAAACAAAAATGGGAGACACAGATGCATTTCTTAAAGGGCTTAGAGGCAAGTAAATAGGGAGTGTATTAAAATATGGCAATAGATTATGCAGCAAAATATTCAGGTGCAGTAGATGAGAGATTTAAAGAAGTCAGCAAATCAGGATTATGTGTGAATGATGATTATGACTTTACTGGTGGAAAATCAGTAAAAATATATAACATTAATACTGCTACAATGAATGACTATAATAGAACAAAAACGGATGGATCAAGATATGGTACTGTTGAAAATCTTGAAGCTACAACAGAAGAGATGATTTTAACAAAAGATAGATCATTTACTTTTGTTATAGATAAGATGGATAAAGACGAAACTGCTCAAGCTCTAGAAAGTGGTAAAGCACTTGATAGACAGATTAGGGAAGTTATAGTACCAGAGATAGATACTTATAGATTTGCAAAAATGGTATCTCTAGCTGGAACAAAAGCAACGGCTATAGAAATAACAAAAGAGAATGTTTTCGGGTTGGTAACAGATGCTACAGAAAAATTAGATGACCTAGAAATTCCACAGGATGGTAGATTTATGGTCACTACTCCGGCTACTTACAAAGTTCTAAAGCAATCTAAGGATATTGTTTTAGAAACTGAGATAGGGCAAGAAATGAGACTTAAAGGTGTAATTGCAATGTTAGATGGTATGTATATTATAAAAGTTCCTTCTAGTAGATTACCAGCTAATACTGGCTTTATTGTAGGTCATAGTGTTGCAATAACTTCACCGATAAAATTAGCAGAATATAAGATACACAATGATGCTCCAGGTTATTCAGGAGATTTAGTAGAAGGCAGAATTTATTATGATTGCTTTATTCCTAAGAATAAGAAGTCAGCTATATATTATCAGCCTATTACTCCAAAAGCATAAATAATAGTAAAGAGACCAATTAAGGTCTCTTTTCTTACAATATATGGATAAAATAATCACTATAAATTTTATAATTTTATTTTTAAGTAATTGGGGAGAGATTTCTCCCAACTTATTTACTTGAATAAACTAAAAAGTTTTATTAATAAATCTAAAACTTTATACCAATCTAATTTATTCAAAACAGATATAAGTTGTTTGATTCTCTTACCCCAATTACGTTTTTTCATAATTTAAGGCTCCTTATAATCTTTATGTATTATATATTATCAAGTTAATTTGTTTAAATAAATATTAAAATACAGGCTAATTAGGGTGTATATGGGAAAATCAATAGAAAAAGAATTTAATTTGCACTATAATTTTATAATTTTATCTAAACTAAAAAGTATAAAAAGCCTTACTATTTAGTAGTTTACGCGTATATAGGAGAAAAGAAATGGGATATACAGATCAATATAAAAAAGTATCAATAGGCCAGATACCTAATGTACCAGGAAAATATATTTTAAGTTATCCAGATAAGTTCTTTAAAGTGAAAGTAATAGAAGATGATGTAAAGATAGATAATGATTTTATATTTGTTAATAAACAAGATACTAACTATGGCCAAAGGAGGCTTTTCATATGTCCTTACTGTGGTGAAAACAGGGAGCACTTATATTTTATAAAGGGCAATTGGAAGTGTAGAGAGTGCGGCAATTTGAAATATAGAAGTACATCAACATATAGAGATGGAATGGATTATTGCGATTTAAAAATAAGAAAGATATGCAATAGATTAAAGGTATACCCTATTAACGAATATTATACAGGTGATAGAATACCAGATAAGCCTAAGGGTATGAGGTGGTCAACTTATTCAGAACTGATTAGGCATTTAAGATATTGGCAATGTGAAAGGTACAATAGATGGTTAAGACTAGTTAGCGAGTATTTAAAAAGGTGATAAAATGAACTTTCTGAACGCCCTAAAAAGGAACATGCTGACTTTTCTGACTCCCTAAAAAGAGTATTTTGAATTTTAGAGTTTATAAAAAGGAGGCAAGATATGACTAATGAAGAGTTGATAATATCATATAGAGAAGGCAATAAAAGGGCACTGGATGAGCTTGTAGCAGCTAATCAAGGTATAATTTATAAGATAGCTAATAAGTATTATGGTATTAATAAAAAGCTTGAATTTGAGGACCTGACACAAGCGGGTAATATAGGATTAATAAAGGCTATAGATAAATATGATTCTTCACTAGAAGTTGCAGCTAAGTTTATTACCTATGCGGTGTTTTGGATAGATAGATATATAAATATTGAAGTTAATGGACGTAGCTCCAGGGACGTAGAAAATGCAAAGCTAAATAATAGTTGTACTAGCCTTAATCAGTTTATTGGTGATGATAATGATACGGAACTTATAGAAATGATTGAGAGCAATTCTGATGATATTATGGTAATAGAGGATAGAATGTATTATGAGGAAATGAGAAACAATCTAGAAGCTGCTATGATGAAATCTAATAGCCTAGAAGAAAGAGAAGTATTAAAGTTTAAGTATGGGTGGAATGGTAATCCTATGACCTTAAAAGAAATCTCAGATATAATCACAATAAGTGAAGAAAAAACAAGACAATGCTATAATAGAGCCTTAAGGCGTTTAAGAAATAATATGGATCTAAGAAAATATTGGGTAAAAATATATATGGAAGAGTGTGCAGCTTACAATTACAATACCTATAGTTATGTAGATAAGAAAATAGATTTATTAGGATAGAGAATGTATTTAATTAATACGTTCTCTTTTTATTATGAACAAAATAGATAGATATAAATATTATATAAGTATAAAGAAAATATTAAATTTAAAAAATATAATTTTTTGTAATATGATAAAAAATCAATAAATATTTCCCGAACTTTATATTTAATTATAGAATGAAATATATCATTTTTAATACATTTTTTATTATAAAACGAAAAAAAGTTTCGATAAATCGAAAAAAGTTTATCTCAAGCTATTGAATATTTCCCGCTAGATGATAGTATTATAATTAATAAAGATATTTTGATTATTTTATTGTATTATAGTTCAAAATATAATTGGAGGTGAATTAAATGTTTGAAGCAGAAAATATAGCAAGATGGTTTTTATTAAGAAATAAGACTGAACAGGATGCTGATGAATGTGTTGAGTCTATTACTAATTTAAAACTACAAAAATTACTATATTATGCTCAAGGTGTTCATCTTGCAATAACAGGACAGCCATTATTTGAAGATGAAATACAAGCATGGAAACATGGCCCTGTAATACCAAAAATCTATGAGATTTATAAGGGCAATAAGGGTGAACCAATAGAAGTTGAAAATGATGAATCTGATCTTGCGTTATTAGCTAAAGTAGAGGAACGCAAGGAAGTAGCAGATACACTGGAGTTTGTTTTTAATGAATATGGGCAGTATAGTGCTTGGGGCCTAAGGAATATGACTCATCAAGAAAGACCTTGGAAAGAAACAAATTTAAATAATATTATTTCAAAGGATTTAATTAGAGAATTTTTTTCAGAAGAAGTTGTTGAGGTTGAGTAGTGGCGATTAAGAAAAAAAATAAAGAAACGAAGAAGCATAAAGTAGAAGAAATAAAGGGAAGTTATAAATTTAATTATATTAAATTTAACTTCTCTTTTTTATCAACTAATAGTAAATATAATTTCAATAATAATAAAATGAGCGATTTACATAAAGCAGAACTAATTAATAGAATACTATTTTGGTCGAGTTGTAGCATAATTTATTTATCTCAATTACCAAAAGACAAAGGATATGAAACGATTGCCGAAGAGATGATAGCAATTACAGCATCACCTAATAATAAATTTTATGAAGATGCTGAACGTGTACAAGCTTGCAGTGACAAGTATTATGTATTTAGACTATATCCTAATAATAATCCTATAGCGATTAGACTAATAGGAAAATGGGCCAATGGTGTATTTTATTTATTTTTCATAGATATGGACCATAAATATGTATAATAAAACTAAAGAATACATCTATGATACCCTTGTATTAAGGCCAGCATTTTTTATATAAGTTCTAAATATGAAGATATTAATATTGTACTACGATTGTACTATTTCTTTGACTTAGTCCTTAAAAATAAAATTTGTAATAAAAATATAATATCTCTTAAACCTAGGTATATCAATACTTTACAGAGTATGACAAGCCTTATATAAATTTAATGAGATATATCAAAATATTCCTACTGGGAGTACCATAAACAAAGGCTTAAACCTAAGTAAATAAAAGGTTTAAGCCTTTGTTATCTTTGTAATACTTTAATAAAAATTGTAATAATTCTTTTTGACACTCTATTTGATGTGAACTATCTTCTTAATAAATATATAATTATTTGAAATTAATTTACAATAATATACGATACTTTTAGTTAATGCTCCAATAGAAATTGTAAAAAAATTCATGTATTATTAAATTAATACCAAATGTTATAATTTAATATTTTAAATTATAATCAATATAAAATGTAAAATAAAGGAGATAAAGTATTGTTTATAAAAAAGCATCCTTATTTAATACTTTCTATTATATTCGGATTTATATCAGGAATCCTTTGGGCTTCATCTGTAATGGTTATGTATGAAGTTACTATGTTTTATCTAGTAATTATATTTATACCAATAGCATTAAGTTTATCTATATATTTTTTATATAAAAATCGTATGGAGACGATAAAATGTTTTCGAAATTCTTATTTGATTTCTCTAGCTTTAGGCTTTATGATATTTGATTATGTATTTATGGAATATTGGCATATAGATTATTTTTTATCTGGTTTTAATGGAATGGGGAATACAGTTAGATTAATAATTTTTCAGATGGGTTTAATATGTATTATTATGCTTTTATATTCAATATTATTTACACGGTTATCGAAAAAATTAGATAATAGGATGAAATAA